TATGGCGAATATCCAAATCAATCAAAGTTTATTTATGTTGATATGAATGGGGACGTTGAGGCCGGCGCAACAGATCCCACGCTTCTTCCCTTTGGATATTTCGCACCCCCCAGATTCCGCTCAGTATACAACTTGAAGTCAACCGGAGCATGCGATCTGAGCCCTGTCGGAAATGCAGTGGAGCCCGGAACATCCCAAACCGTTCTTACGAACTTCTTTCTAACTGGTGGTTCTGGTGTAACTGCTGCCGGGGGCAAGGTCGGTGGCACACACATAACAGATCTGTATCTGTCTGGTGGAATAGCAATGGTTGCAGCCACAGATGAGGGACTTTGCACTGGCTCTTTTGTCTTCCCCACTGTTCGCCTTCGTAATTCCGCATCAGATGGTGGTTTGAGCGATGCAAGAGATGCATATTTCGGCATGCAGACGACCAGAGCAGCTAGCAGCACAACTCCTGATGCCAGTGTTGCTGATTACCATAGGCTTCTTTATGCCGGCTATTCCGGCGGCGGCGGCGCAAACCCAGGAAATGAATTTGCCACTACTGGTGTAGAAGATTATGCCTATGTGTTCTCGCTAGATAATGTTGTATTGAAGACTGCCGCCGGCAGTGATTGGTATTATTCTTCTGGCTCTAGAAAGAGAGGCAATTCTTATACTTCTGCTTCTTATGAAGATTTGTTGAATTCTGGTATTAACCGATTTACTGCACCTTTCTGGGGCGGCTTTGATGGATTCAATATTACTAAGCCCGATCCTCTTTATAATGGAGCAATGTCCTCTACGTCAACTGAAGATAATAGTTATGTCTATCACACATGGCGCAGGGCAATTGATACAGTGTCGGATCCCGAGTATGTTAATATGAATCTTTTGGCGGCACCTGGATTGACATTGGATAGCCTAACTGTTCATGAAATTAACGTATGCGAAGAGCGAGGCGATGCCATGGCTCTCATTGATCTGAAGAATATTTATATTCCTCCGCACGAACAATTTTATTCCGATAAGGCTTCTAGAATTGGCACGACGCCCACTACTGCGGCTAATGATCTCAAAGATAGAAGAATTGATTCTAGTTATGGCGCCACCTTTTATCCGTGGGTTCAGACCCGCGACGAAGGTACTGGTGCGTTGCTATGGGTTCCGCCCTCTATTGTAATGATGGGTGTTCTTGCTAGTTCACAAGCAAAAAGTGAACTCTGGTTTGCTCCGGCAGGATTCAATCGGGGTGGACTCACTGAAGGTGCGGCTGGAATTCCAGTTTCAAATGTTAGTGAAAGAGTTGTCTCCAAAGATCGTGATACACTTTATGAAGCAAACATTAATCCAATTGCTTCATTCCCGTCAAGCGGAATCGTAGTATTTGGTCAGAAGACAATGCAACAGCAGCGCTCGGCCCTAGATAGAATTAATGTTAGAAGATTGGTAATTTTCTTGAAGAAGCAAATTTCTGTTCTCTCGACACAGATTCTTTTCGAGCAAAATGTGCAGGCAACTTGGAATAGATTTATTGGACTGGTCGACCCGCTGTTGTCCAATGTCAAGAGTCGATTTGGAATTACGGATTATCGCCTGATTCTTGATGAAACGACCACAACTCCAGACTTAATCGATCAGAACATCCTGTATGCGAAGATCATGGTTAAGCCTGCAAGAGCAATTGAATTTATCGCGATTGACTTCGTGATTATGTCAACGGGTGCCTCATTCGATGACTAAAAGAGGTGGGATTTTTATCCACAACACTATTTAAAAATAGAGAGATATAAGGAGTTCTAAGAAAATGGCATTTTGGTCAGAAAATTATACCGCTGGGAATATAAGAGACCCAAAAAGAAAATTTAGATTTAGGGTCGATTTCCAAGGATTTGGAGAAGGCAATAGTTTCTTGTGGTGGGCAAAGACCGCCTCGAAGCCTTCCTTCCAGATTGCCTCTACGGAGCACAAGTTTTTAAATCATACCTTTTATTATCCAGGCACGGTTACGTGGCAAGATGTGGCGATTACATTAGTAGATCCAGGCGATCCTGATATGGTTGCTTCTTTTACTGCTATGGTTGAGGGTGGTGGCTATCATCCTCCGACCAATGCGGGCGATCTTAGTACGATGACAAAATCAACAGCCGCTTCTTCTCTTGGATATGTTACGGTTACTCAGATTGGCGCCACTGGAGAAGATTTAGAAAAATGGACTCTTTGGAACGCCTTCATCACGGAACTCAAATATGGTGATTTGGAGTATGGCGGCGACGATTTGACCGAAATTAGCGTTACTTTGAAATATGATTGGGCGAAACTTGAAGTATTTACCGGTGGCTCTGTTGCTGTCGGCGCCGATGGCGAAATGGAAGGCGAAACAAGATTCTTCCAGTAGAATTTAGACACAAAATTAATAGAGGTGTATATTGTCGAGAAATAGAGATCGCGTCGGCGGGACTCAGAATAAGAATGTAGAAGGTCCCCCTCCCGCAGCGATGCAAGATAATTCGGAAGGGTTTTCATTTGTTGTTCCCACCGAATTTGTTGAACTCCCCTCCGAGGGAAAATACTATCCAGAAGGGCACCCCCTTCGTGGGCAGGATAGTATCGAAATTAAGCAAATGACCGCAAAAGAAGAGGATATTCTTACTTCTAAAACCCTTTTGAAGAAGGGGGTTGCTTTAGATCGAGTAATTCAGAATTTAATTGTTAATAAGAACATTAATGCAGCCAACCTGTTGATTGGCGACAGAAACGCTATTATTATTGCAATTAGAAAATCTGGTTATGGATCTGAATATTCTACAAAGGTTACTTGCCCATCATGTAGAGTAACACAAGAATATTTATTTGATTTAGATGAATTGGAGATTAAAAATTCTTCTGATTTGGGAGATGCCGGCATCAATGATAACGAAGACGGAACATTTGATATTGAACTGCCTCTAACTAGGGCGAATGTTACTTTTAGATTGTTAACTGGATATGATGAAAGAAACTTTGCTAAGGCAATCGAAAATGATCGTAAACGAAAACTTGAAGAAAGAAACGTCACAAGACAACTGAAAAATATTGTCGTTTCCGTTAATGGCGATGAATCCCCCACCGCGATTCAATATTTGGCCAACAATATACCTTCCATGGATGCAAGACATTTGAGAATGGCACACGAGCTTGCCACTCCTAATCTCGATATGGCGCACAATTTTGAATGTTCAGATTGTGATTTTGAGCATCATATGGAGGTGCCGCTCACCGCGGACTTTTTTTGGCCTGACAGATGATTATATAGAGAACGTTTACGAACAGTTCTTCTTTTTAAAATATTCGGGAGGTTGGTCGTTTTCAGAAGCGTACAATCTTCCTGTTGGTTTGCGAAAGTGGTTTATCCAAAGATTGATCAAGCAACTTGAGAATGAGAAAGAGGCGATTGAAAAAGCCTCCAGTGGCAGCAGATCAAATAGCCAAACGCTAACATCTCACAATCAACCAAATCAGCCGCCTCAAATGGCGGCTTTTAATAAGCAGCGAGGCTCCAACTAGAGCTTTGCCTTTTTTTGTTTATAACTAATTAGTTTAGTATTTCAAGGGGAACTTTGTTGTGGCGAAATCTAGTGAACAGAAAAGGGTTGAAGCTCTAAGAGAAATAGAAGAAATAAAAGCTAGGATGGCTGGAAAAACGGGCGCTGAACTGGCAGCCGAGCAACAGAAGCTTGAGGTACATCAGGCATATGTGGCAAGCCTGGAGAAAGGGAGCGACTACCACGAGAAGGCAGTTCTAGCCGCAGAAAGACTTTTGGAGAAATATGAAGCTAGCAACAAGTCAATAAAACAAGGGCTTGCTGTAGGTCGTCAGACGATAGAGGTCAATGATATAAAACTTCGCCAGCTAGAGGACCAACTTAAAAACGATGAGCTATCCTTTGAGAAGTATTTAGAACAGAGAGAAGAGCTTCTAAAACAAAACGGGCTTCTCGAATCCCGAAATAAAATAATGGGAGAATTTGTAACCGATCAAGAGGTATCAAATAAAGCTGCTGCTGACTTTGGAAAATCGCTTTCGAAATCCGCAACTGTCTATAACACTAGTTTTGGGGCTGAGAAACTTAAAAATCTAAGCGCTGCCCTCCAGGGCGGCGGCGCGTCAGCGGCTAAATTTGGGGCAGAAATGCTAACGTCATTTTCAGATGCGATGGTTGATAATATGATAGGCGTTGTTCAAGAAGCATACAATGCGGAACAAGCATTCCAGAGGACAACTGGCGCCTCGAAAGAAATGGCACGAGAAAACACCGAAGTTTATGAAAGTATGAGAGAGACGGGCATTCAAATGGCGGAAGTTACTGCCGTCTCGACAGCATTAATGGGAACCTATACCGATTTTACGATGTTGAGTGCTGGCGCTCGCAAATCGGTTGCCAGTCATGGCGCAGCCCTAAAACAACTTGGTGTTGATGAGGCGACTTATGCAAAAGCAATGCAAGCTACAACAAAGTTCATGGGCATGCAATCAGAAGAAGCATCAAAAACCATTGGAGGCATGAGGGAGACCGCACAAGCTTTAGGTGTGCCGGCAGATGAGTTGATAGGAAAATATGCCGAAATGGGCTCAAGCTTGGCTAAGTTTGGCGATCAGGGCACGAGAGTTTTTAAAGAGTTGGCGCACGTTTCAAAGATTACTGGCATGGAAATGGATAAAGTGTTGGCGATCACAGATAAATTTGATACTTTCGAGGGTGCCGCCGATCAAGCTGGTAAATTAAATGCTGCCATGGGCGGAAACTTTGTAAATGCTATGGATCTCATGATGGCAACAGATCCAGCAGAAAGATTTAATATGATTCGAGATTCCATCTTGGATTCTGGTCAATCTTTTGATGAAATGTCTTATTATCAGAAGAATTTCTATAAGGATGCTTTGGGGCTTTCTGATGTTGGTGATTTGGCACTAATGCTTTCTGGCGATATGGACAATCTGGGCGGCGCCACAGACGAAACTTCCGCAAGCTTAATT